TATGAATATCAGGTCACTTCTGATGATGCCCCAACCAATAAAGGATCTTCTGTTAAGCTTGCTCCTGATGAGGTCATGCACGTTCCGGGACTTGGCTTTGACGGTCTTGTAGGCTACTCTCCAATTGCAATGGCCAAGAATGCTATCGGTCTTGCAATCGCAGCTGAAGAGTATGGAAGTAAGTTCTATGCCAATGGCGCTGCTCCGAGTGGTGTGCTTGAACATCCTGGAACTCTCAAAGACCCGTCAAAGGTCAGGGACAGCTGGTCACAGACTTTTGGTGGTAGTGCGAATTCACATAAGATTGCTGTTCTGGAAGAAGGAATGAAATATACACCGATTTCCATCTCTCCAAACGAGGCACAGTTTTTAGAAACAAGAAAATTTCAGATAGATGAGATTGCTCGAATTTTCAGAGTCCCACCTCATATGGTCGGAGATCTTGAGAAATCGAGCTTTTCTAATATTGAGCAGCAGTCACTTGAATTTGTGAAATACACTCTTGACCCCTGGGTTTCAAGGTGGGAGCAGAACATGGCTCGTTCTCTGTTATCTGCAGAGGAAAAACAGAATTATTTTATCAAGTTTAATGTGGATGGACTTCTTCGTGGTGACTATCAGAGCCGTATGAACGGTTATGCCACTGCAAGACAGAATGGCTGGATGTCTGCCAATGACATAAGGGAACTTGAGAATCTCGACAGGATTCCTGCTGAGTTGGGTGGTGATCTTTATCTTATCAACGGCAATATGACCAAGCTTGAAGATGCAGGTATCTTTGCATCAAGTCCAGATACATCAGACGGAGAGGAGAATGACGATGAAGAACAAGAAGTTCTGGAACTGGAAGAGCCGAAAGACTCTAAACCAGGCAAACGAAGAAGTCGCAGAACGAATCCTTGAGTTGCATGGCACGATTGCCGAGGAGTCATGGTTTGACGATGATGTCACACCACAGCTTTTCAAGGATGAGTTAAATGCCGGAAGTGGAGATATTACCGTATGGATTAATTCTCCGGGTGGTGACTGTGTGGCTGCGGCTCAGATTTACAATATGCTCATACAGTACAAAGGAAATGTCACAGTGAAGATTGATGGTATCGCAGCATCAGCTGCATCGGTCATTGCGATGGCAGGAAATACCGTTCTTATGTCCCCTGTGTCCATGATGATGATTCACAACCCTGCTACGGTAGCATTTGGTGACCATGCAGAAATGCAGAAGGCAATTGATATGCTTGCAGAAGTTAAGGAATCCATCATCAACGCCTATGTGATTAAGACTGGTCTATCAAGGTCGAAACTTAGTCACTTGATGGATGCTGAAACTTGGATGGATGCCAACAAGGCTGTTGAACTTGGCTTTGCTGATGACATCATTACAAGAGCAGAAACAAAACTGAATACTGATTCCGAAGAAGAGGATGAAGATGATGAAAGCACCGAAGAGAAGGAAAAGAAACCAACTGACTCGATGCTTTTTTCACGCAAGGCAGTAAACAACGCTCTTATGAACAAACTGGAAAAACACTATGTCCAGTCTAAACAAACTGTAGCAAAGCAAGCAGAGATTTCTGCACCTGCAAACAAAGGCACTCCTGCAAAAGAAATTAAGGAGCGTCTTGATTTTATTAAGAAATTCATTTAAGGAGGAATTCTATTATGACTATTAAGGATTTAATCGAAAAAAGAGCAAAAGTGTGGGATACTGCAAAGAACTTTGTAGAAACTCATGAGGATAAAAACGGTGTGCTTTCGGATGAGGACACAGCGACCTATAACAAGATGGAGAAGGAAATCGAGGATTTGACAGCTGCTATCGACCGTCAGCAGAGAGCAGAACGCAGAGAAGCAGAACTTGCAAAGCCTGTTAATTCTCCGATTACCGGTAAGCCTTTTATGGGTGATGCCAAGGAAGTAAAGAAGGGGCGTGCTTCCGATGCTTATAAGGATGCGATGCTTTCTGCAATGCGTTCTAATTTCCGCAATGTAAGCAATGTGCTTCAGGAAGGTGTAGATGCCGATGGAGGATACCTTGTGCCGGAAGAGTATGACCGCAGACTTGTTGATGTGCTTGATGGCGAGAATATCATGCGCAGCCTTGCTACAAAGATTACTACTGCAGGTCAGCACAAAATCAACATCGCAGCTACCAAGCCTGCAGCAGCATGGATTGAGGAAGGTGGAGCATTGTCTTTTGGTGATGCAACATTTGATCAGATCTATCTTGATGCCTACAAGCTTCATGTAGCAATCAAGGTTACTGAAGAGTTGCTTTATGACAATGCCTTCGGTCTTGAAAACTACATCATCACCCAGTTTGGTAAGGCTTTAGCAAATGCCGAAGAGGATGCATTCCTTAACGGTAGCGGAACTGGAAAGCCTACTGGTATCTTCGCAGCAAACGGTGGTGGTCAGATTGCAGCAACACTTACTGCAGCCATCAAGTCCGATGACCTTATCGATTTGGTATATGGTCTTAAGAGACCTTATCGTAAGAACGCATCTTTCATCATGAATGATGCAACACTTGCTTCTATCAGAAAGCTTAAGGACAACAACGGAGCATATATCTGGCAGCCTTCTTACAAGGAAGGAGAACCTGACAGAGTTCTTGGCTATGCTGTTCACACTTCTGCTTTCGCACCTACAAATGCGATTGCATTCGGTGATTATAGCTACTACAACATTGGTGATCGTGGTTCTCGTTCTTTTGCAGAACTTCGTGAACTTTTCGCTGGTAACGGCATGGTAGGTTATGTTGCAAAAGAAAGAGTCGATGGTAAGCTTATCCTTCCTGAAGCAGTAAAGATCTTAAAACTTAAGGAAGAAACCGCAAGTTCTAAGGGTTAAGAATAATTAAGTGTGACACCCTATGACGGCTATTTACTATCCTTTTCTATAGAGATAAAAAATAAAGCCTATATATAAATATAGGGAATGCCAGTCATAAGGTGTCACAGATTATAAGGTGGTGATAGAAATGATTGTAAATCTTGATGAGATGAAAGGTTACCTTCGTGTGGATTTTGATGATGACGATGCACTTATCGAGAACTTCATCACAACTGGGCAGAATCTCTGTGCAGACATAGCCAGGTTATCAGTTGATGAACTCGGTGCGATTCCATCATCAAAGATTGCTGTCATGTACGCAGTTGCCTATCTGTATGAACATCGAGAAGATGCAGACCACCATCAGCTTACCATTTCCCTTCGCTCACTGCTTGAAGGTGTAAGAAGGAGTGTGTTCTGATGGATATTGCTCTTTTGAATGTGAAGATTACCGTGCAGAAGAATGAAACTGTTGTAGATGCCATCGGCAATCATAAGAATAACTGGACTGACTATCACACCTGCTTTGCAACGGTAAGTGGCGAAGGCGGCTCTGAAAAGAGTGTGGCAGGTCTTATTGTAGATGATTCGGATATTTCTTTTACGGTCAGATACTGTAAGGCTCTTGTAGGTCTTGATGTTACAAAACACAGAGTTATATTTGAAGGCTCACTTTATAACATCGTTTCTATTGACCACATGAACTATAAGAAGAAATGCCTGAAACTGAAATGTGAGAAAGTGAGGAGATAGTGATGGCAAATGTAAAGATTGATAACCTTGCAGATGAAATCATGAACGGTCTCAAGGAGTATGCTGATCTGGCTACAGATGATTTAAAGAAGTCTGTAAGGAAGGCAGGAAATACAGTAAGGAAAGATATCGCTGAATCTGCTCCAAAGGATACGGGAGCCTATGCGAAGAGCTGGTCAGTCAAGAAAACGAAGGAAACTTCAAATTCACTTGAACTGACGGTACACTCCAAGAATCGATATCAGCTTGCTCATCTTCTTGAACACGGTCACGCAAAACGTGGTGGTGGAAGAGTGGCTGCAAGACCTCACATTGCTCAGGCAGAAGAGAATGCGATTGAAACGTTGGAAACAGAAATTGCAAGAGCACTTGGAGGTATGTGATGGAAGAACTCTTACAGATTGTTAAAGAAATGGAGATTCCCTTTGCATATGACCATTTTGCAGAGGGCGAAAGTCCCAATCCACCGTTTATCTGCTATCTCTTGCCCGACAGTGATAACTTTGCAGCTGACGGAAGAGTGTATTTGAAGGTAAACGAAGTTCATATAGAACTGTATACCGATTTGAAGGACTTGTCGGTAGAACAGAAAGTTGAATCCGTGCTTGATAGTCACGGCATTTTTTATGACCGTTTGGAAACATGGATTGAAAGCGAAAAGATGTATGAAGTCCTATATTCATTTGAAATGGAGGCATAAAAGCTATGGGTAATAAAGTAAAATACAACCTTAAAAACGTCCATGCAGCAAAGCTGACAAGGACAGAGGATGGTGGCTATTCCTATGAAACACCAAGAGCAATTCCCGGTGCAGTAAGCATCAGTTTGGATGCAGAAGGTGATACTTCTCCGTTCTATGCGGATGGTATCGTGTATTTCCGTTCTGTATCTAACAACGGTTATAGCGGAGATTTAGAGATTGCCCTTATTCCGGAATGGTTTAGAACTGACATCCTTAAGGAGGAACTTGACAAGAATGGTGTTCTTGTAGAAAATTCCAAGATTGCTGAGATGGAGAAGTTTGCACTGCTTTTTGAATTTGATGGTGATGCTAAGTGCATTCGTCATGTTATGTATAACTGCACGGCATCTCGTCCTTCTATCGAATCTGAAACAAAGGAAGATACCATTGAACCTGGTACTGAGAAGTTGTCTTTGACAGCAGATCCTAGAGAGGATGGTCTTGTAAAGAGCAGAACCGGGGATACAACTACGGATGCAACCTACAACGATTGGTACAAGGCAGTCTATGTTCCAGTAGCAAAGACCGCTTCTGCTTCATCTGCTTCGACAGGAGGTAAATAATTATGCTGAAGAAAGTAATTAATGTTGGTGGCAAAGAGGTCGCATTTCGTTCCTCTGCCACTGTTCCAAGATTATATCGTGCATAGTTCAAACGAGATATCTTCAAGGACTTAGCAAAACTGGAAAGCTCCTATAAAGGCAGTAAGGAAGAGGGAGAAGAGTTCGCTATCGATGATTTGGAAATCTTCGAGAACGTGGCATATATCATGGCATATCATGCAGACAACACCATCCCAGATAACATCGATGATTGGCTTGACCAGTTTGAGATGTTTTCCATCTATGAAGTGCTGCCGGAGATTCTTGCTCTTTGGGGTACGAACCTTATCACGGATGTTGACTCTAAAAAAAACTTGAACGCAGTAGCAGGGAGATGACAACGCCCCTGTTCCTCTTGCGTTGCTTAGAAATCGGCCTTTCCATCCGAGACTTGGATTATCTGACCATTGGTATGGTAATGGATATCTGGACGGAGAAAGGAAACGATTCTGTAAAATATGACAGCATTGCAACACAGGAGGACTTTGATAAGTTCTGATGGCTCGGACGAATCCGAGCTTTTATTATGCAATTTTTTAAGGAGGTAGACGCCAATGGCAAACAGAATCAAGGGTATCACTGTCGAAATTGGCGGTGATACTACCAAACTGCAGACAGCTCTTAAAGGAGTCAACGGTCAGATTAAGAATACGCAGTCTGCATTAAAAGATGTACAAAAACTGTTAAAACTTGATCCGACTAATACAGCACTTCTTGTGCAGAAGCAGAAACTTCTGACACAGGCAATTGGAGAAACCAAGGAAAAATTAGCAACCCTTAAGACAGCAGCACAGCAGGCAAATGAACAGCTGCAGAAGGGTGAGATTTCACAGGAGCAGTACGATGCTCTTCAACGTGAGATTGCCGAGACGGAAGCTGAACTTAAAAAGCTGGAGTCACAGGCATCCAAGACCAATCAGACACTTACAAAAATCGGAGAAGCAGGATCAAAGGTGGAATCCTTTGGTAATGGTGTTACAAATGCAGGAAAGAAAGTATCTGTAGCATCTGCTGCGGTAACAGGTCTGGGTGTTGCTTCTGTAAAGACAGCAGCAGACTTTGAAAGTTCCAAGAGCCAGGTTCAGGCTACGATGGGAATTACAAAGGATTCCATGTCAAAGCTTGACGGACAGTCCGTCAATACAATGGATGCACTGTCTGACCTTGCAAAAGAGATGGGGGCTAAGACTGCGTTTTCAGCAAGTGAATGTGCTGAGGCATTAAATTACCTTGCCCTTGCCGGGTACGATACGCAGGAGATGGCTGATACACTTCCGACTGTACTTAATCTTGCGGCAGCAGGTGGTCTTGATCTTGCATCAGCATCCGACATGGTCACTGATGCGATGTCTGCCCTTGGAATGGAAACGTCTGATGCAAATAAAATGGTTGACCAAATGGCGAAGACTGCATCAAGCACAAATACCTCTGTAGGACAGCTTGGAGAAGGTATCTTGACCATTGGTGCAACAGCAAAGACAGTCAAAGGTGGAACTGCAGAATTAAATACAGCACTTGGTATCTTGGCGAATAATGGTATCAAGGGAGCGGAAGGCGGTACGCACCTTCGTAACGTGATTCTTTCCTTGCAGAATCCAACAGATGGTGCAGCCAAAACAATGGAAAAATTGGGTTTTCAAACCTATGACTCCGAAGGCAATATGCGTTCATTAAATGATATTTTGGGTGACCTGAATAAATCAATGGACGGCATGACTTCTGCGGAAAAGGCGAACATCATAGCAACTATTTTTAACAAAACAGATCTTGCATCGGTTAATGCACTGCTCGCCAATACTGGAGATACCTGGACAGATTTGCAGACTGCCATTGAAAACAGTGGTGGAGCAGCACAGCAGATGGCGGATACTCAGCTAGATAACTTAAAGGGTCAGCTTACAATCTTAAAGTCTGCAGTAGAAGGTTTTGCAATTTCCATTGGTGATGCACTTATGCCAATGATTAAAAACATCGTAGCAAAGATTCAGTCCTTCGTGGATTGGCTGAATAATCTTGATGAGGGTACAAGGCAGGTTATTGTAAAGATTGGTCTGTTTGTAGCAGCACTGGGACCGGCACTTGTAATTCTTGGTACGGTCATTTCAAAAGTTGGTGTGGCCATGCAGGCATTCAGTAAGTTTGGACTGAAGATAACGAGTCTTATTTCTAATGCCGGAGGACTATCCGGTGTGATGGGAAAGGTCGGTGCTGCGATTGGAGGCATTTCTGTACCTGTGGTAGCTGTTGTGGCTATCCTAGCAGTACTTGTTGCTGCCTTTGTACATCTGTGGAGAACCAATGAAGATTTCAGAAATAGCATTATTGCCATCTGGGAGAGAATCAAATCCGTATTCAGTGGCTTTGCACAGGGCATTACAGACAGGCTGAACGCATTAGGATTCGATTTCCAGAATTTCAAGGACGTTGTATCTGCTATCTGGAACGGACTTTGTAACTTCCTTGCTCCGGTTTTTGAAGGAGTATTCACACAGATTGCTAATATCCTAGAAGCTGTCCTTGGGGTAATCACAGGAATTTTAGATGTATTTATTGGAATCTTCACAGGCAACTGGTCGCAGGTATGGGAAGGTGTCAAAGGAATCTTTGGTTCGGTATGGGATTTCATTAAGAATACCTTTACCAACTACATGAATGTGATTCAGAATGTGGCCAATGTGGTGCTTGGATGGTTCGGTACTTCTTGGAATGAAGTGTGGACTGGAATTAAGGATTTCTTCGTAAATCTGTGGACAGGCATCACAACCTTCTTTACGAATCTGTGGGAGGGTATCAAGAATACAGTTCAGACAGCAATTATGTTCATAGCGGCACTCTTCGAGGCAGCTTTTGATATTCTTACTTTGCCGTTCCGATTTATTTGGGAGAACTGTAAGGAAGTTGTTATTGCAGTTTGGGACGCAATTAAATCCAAAGTCACAACAGTCATTAATGCAGTTTCTACAGTTATCAGTACAGTAATGAATGCCATCAGGACTGTATTTACCACTGTGTGGAATGCGATAAAAAACGTGGTAACAACAGTGGTCAATGCCATTAAAACGGTTGTCACTACAGTATTTAATGCAATCAAAAATACAGCGACTACTGTATGGAATGCGATTAAAACAGCAATCACAACACCTATCAATGCCGTGAAGAGTACAATATCTACAGTATTTAATGCTGTGAAAAGTACGGTATCTTCGGTGTTCAACAGTATCAAGTCTACGGCAACTTCTGTATGGAATGGCATCAAGTCTGCAATCACAACACCGATTGAGGCGGCAAAGAATAAGGTCAAGAGTGTAGTTGATGCCATTAAAGGTTTCTTCTCCGGCATGAAACTGTCGCTCCCTAAGATTAAACTTCCTCATTTCAAGGTGACGGGCAAGCTATCCATTGCACCCCCATCTGTACCACATCTGTCGATTGATTGGTATAAGGAAGGTGGTATCATGACTAAGCCTACAGCTTTCGGTATGAATGGATCTTCTCTAATGATGGGAGGAGAAGCAGGAGCAGAGGCAATCCTGCCGCTTTCAGGCTTTTACAAACAGCTTGAAGCAATGATTGACTCAAGACTTAATATGACTTCTATGGAGAAGTACCTGGCTATTATTGCAGATAACAGTTCAAAGGGGATCTACCTTGATGATGGAACTCTTGTGGGACATTTACTTCCTGCAATCGATGACGGACTTGGTAAAAATACGAAACTGACAAGGAGGCTTTCACTATGATACCGGATATTTATATTAACGATGTGTCCATGCTGAAAATGGGATGGATCAGAGAAAATGTTGAATTTCCAATACCGGAATCTCAGACAGAGGCAGTCGTTGTTCCGGGAAGAAATGCTCCTATCAGATTCAGTGAGGCTCTTGGCATGGTTTCTTTCAAGCCGAGAGCTTTTACCATTACTTTATCTATGCTTGGTACAAGGTCGGATTTTGACGAAAAAGTAAAAATAATGTCAAACCAATATGCCGGGAGACTGTGCAAGGTAAGAAAAAGTGAGGAATTAAGCCTTTATGCAGTAGGAACTCTTCAGCTTACACCTTCCTATGATCCGCTTACCGGAAAAGGACAGCTTGTAATGGAATGTACGGATGGAGATTCTTACCGATATCATGTGGATATGACGGAGATTGTGCAAAATGGAAGTGAAACAGTCATTCTGAAAAATGATTATATGCCAGTGGTTCCGACTGTTATTACAACAGCAGATACCACACTTTCATGGAAGATAGCAGAAGATTCTTTCCGTAAAACACTTAGTGCAGGAGAGTGGGAACTGCCGGAACTTCAGCTGACCTATGGTGAGAATGCTGTCAAAGTAGAAGGAAGTGGTATGACAACCTTCCGATACAGGGAGGGATGCCTATGAGACTTTTTCGAGTATATGTGGATGGGAATGTATTCTATCATCCGAATCTTTCCAAACTTGCAATCACAGAAGCAAAGGTAAGCGAGGATGCAGAGAACATTGACAGCCTTACCTTATCTGCTCCGTACAACCATCCGTATATTGATTCCATCAAACCGATGGCATCAGTGATTGTCTGTAAAAAGGGAGAGGAGACTGTCTTTGAAGGAAGAGCACTGGATGATGGCAGTGATTTTTATAACACACATACCTGGACATGCGAGTCAGCACTTGCCTATCTGAAAGATACCGTGCAGCCACCTTTTTCGTATAAAGGAACACTTCGAGGACTGCTCGAACAGTTTATCTCTGTTCATAACAAGGCAGTAGAACAGCAAAAACAGTTCAAGGTTGGCAATATTACAGTTACGGATGACAACGACTACGTGGCATACAGCAGTTCTGATTATTCCGTTACGATGGATGCCATTAAGAATAAACTCATCAATACCCACGGTGGATATCTCATGGTTCGATATGAGAACGATGGAAAGTATCTCGATTATCTTGCTGACTTTAAAACGAAGTCCGTCCAGAAGGTTGAGTATGGAAAAAACATCACAGATGTAAAAATCACAAGAGACCATACGGAAAGAGTGACCGTGCTGATTCCACTTGGCGCAAAGAAGAAAATAACAGATGCAGAAGGCAATGAAATAGAATCTGAGGCACGAGTGGATATCACATCTGTAAATGGTGGAAAGAATTATATTTCAGACGATGCTGCAGTTAAGGAAATAGGCTGGATATGGAAATCAGAAGTGTGGGATGATGTGACACTTCCCAGTAATCTTCTAAGAAAAGCAAAATCAAGACTGTCCGACCTCGTGAATGGAGTTACCAGTATTCAGCTTACAATCGTAGATGAATCCGATACTGGCGCTGATATTGGAGATATCCGTGCCAGGATGTATGTAGAGTGTATCTCAAAGCCACATGGTATTAACGGAACTTATCTTTGTGTGAGCAGAACACGAGATTATCTGAATCCTTCCGGCAATACCATAACTATCGGAGCAAGCGGAGTAAGTCTTTCTGCATCCACAGTAAAGCAGGATAAGAACATATCTGCACTTGAAGATGACCTTTATGGTCAGACAAGGAAGATAGATGTGATTTTGGGAGAGGTGGATAACATCAATGCCCAGAAGATGTATCGAACCGAACTTATCGTGGAGGGGGTAAATATCTTCAAGACCAAAGGTGAAAAAAGTACCATGCTCTGTAAGGTCTATTCTTGGGACAAGGATATTACAGAAAGCATTGATGCTGAGTGCTTTATCTGGCACAGAAAGTCCTCTGATGAAGAGGCAGATACCGAGTGGGATAAGAATCACATCGGCATGAAAAAAATAACGATTACGACTGAGGACGTGTTAGACAATGCGTCCTTTTATTGTGAAATAAAACTTTAGGAGGAATTTTAATGGCTACAATTTTAACATCCAGTCAGCAGACATTCGTGGATATCACAGACCAAAGAAAGCTGTCAGCATATATCACATCTAATCTTCCAAAGACTCAGAGTGAAGATCCGAATGTTCTGCCACACACTTATGCACCAAACTGGGCAAGCACAAATCTTGTATTAACTCCTGTTCTTTTCTTGGATCAGACCAATGTATCTCCAACAGCAAGTGGAGTGACGATTTCATGGAAGAGAAAAGATGGGGTGGCATCTGAGACGGTACTGACAAATGGTGAAACCGTCAAAAATGGAGTTTTGACAGTAAATCAGAATAAGCTGTCAGCATCTTTATCTGGGATGATTACCTATATTTGCTATATCAGTTACTACGATTCTGAAACAAAGAACACGATTAACATCACAGCTGATATTACCTATACCTTGGTAAAGAATGCAGAAAATGCAAAATTGTGTACAGTAAGCAGTGATACTTATGTATTTAAGTATGACACTTCACAGGCCTTAGTTGGTGCATCGCAGGCAACTCTTACGGTACAGGTGCAGGGTGTAACCGTCAGCAAATGGCAGTATAAGAACAGCAGTGGAGCGTGGGCAGATTATCCGACTACTTCCGACAATACTTCCATCACTGGCGGAACTTTGGTGGTAAAGCCTACACACAGTGTTTTTGTAAATAATGTGGCACAGATCAGAGTCACTACTTCAGAGAATGACGTATATGACACGCTTACCATCAGCAAGATCTATGATGGGGCAAAAGGTGATAAATGTAATCCTGGTTCAGCCGGAACAGGAGGTCTTTCGGTTGTCCTTGGAAATGAGGCACAGACGATTGCCTGTACTTCAGAAGGAAAGACATCTGCTGCAAGCACGATTAGTATTCCGTTTACTGGATATGTTGGTATTATGCAGACTGCTTGTACCTGTGCGGTGGGAACACTGCCTACAGGAATCACAGTCAAGATTAATACAGCTGCAACAGCCAGTGCAACAGGTAAACTGGAGCTTGCCGTAGCTGCATCTTCAGACCTTGGAAGTGCATCGACATTGAATGGAAATATTATACTGACATTTACCATTTCAGGAAAGACAGTCACAAAGATATTCACTTGGACTAAATCAAAGGCAGGAAGCAGTGGTGCTAACGCTATTGTCTTTTCCGTCTATGCTCCAAATGGAACAATTGTGCAGAATCAGTCCGGCAGTATTCAGCTTGCCACTTCTGCCTACAGCGGAACAACGGCAATCACAGGTGCCGCCTATCAGTGGGCAAAATATGCTGATGGTAAATGGACAAATATCAGCGGAGCAACAACAAGTACGTTGACTGTCAGCGGATCGGATATCATCAATATCCAGTCTTATCGATGCACCATGACCTATGGTGGAAAAACCTATGTGGATGTAATCACTGTAGAAGATAAATCGGATCCGTATGTGTCGGAGATGCTTTCTATCGGTGGTTATACCGTCAAAAATAACCTTGGCGGTGTGGTTCCGTATATTATTGTTCGTACCAATCAGAAAGAGGTGGATCCACTGCTTGGAAACATCAGCGAAACAGCACCGTCCAGTCCCGCAAGCGGAGCTTTCTGGTACAAGGTCGATCACAATGCAAAGACGGTAACTTTGATGAAATACAACGGATCTGCCTGGGCGAATGCAACGGAAAAGCAGAGTCTTACCTACACCTGGTATGCACAGGATAAAGATGGCAAAGAAAAGACCTTTGACAAGACGGGCAAGGTCATCTATTTATCCGCAGCTGATATCGACAGCATCATGACTTTGCAGTGTGATGTTTCAAAATGATGGGAGGTGTGAAAAAGTGGCACTTCTGACTTCCTGCCAGCACACCTTTCAGAGTGTTGCGGCGTATGAAGATGCATTGGGTGATGTGGAAACACTGAAGATTCAGGTGCATGAGTGTTACTCTGAAATCACCAAAACATCTAATGAGATATTAAGTTCGGTAAAGGATACCTATATAGAAAAATCAGATATAGAGAAAATTCAACAGGATTTTCAAACAAGCATTACACAAAACAGCAGTGAGATTCGTATGGATTTCACTGCTATTACTGATGAGATAAAAAATAATGTGGCAACGAACCAGGAACTTTTGGAAGAGTATATCCGATTCAAAGGAGCATTGATTGAACTTGGTAAAGTCGGAAATGCATTCACTGCTGAACTCTCCAATGAAGAACTGGCATTCAAAGAAAATGGTCAGAAGATTGCATACATCTCTAACCAGAGCTTGGTTATTACAAATGCAGAAATTCGAAACAAACTGTCCTTGGGAAATGATGCCAGAGGATGGTTTGATTTTATTCCAAGAACTAACGGTAACCTTTCCATCAAGTGGAGAGACCCGGTATCGTAAAGGAGTGATTGATTATGGCTTCAAGTGGAAGTATTACAACAAATGAATATCAAGGGCGTTCAGTCACACTTTCTTGGTCTTTATCCAGTCAAAGTATAGAGAAAAATACATCAACTATATCATGGGCATTAAAAGGTTCCGGTTCTGGTGGGGGATGGGTAAAGTCCGGTGGCTTTAAGGCAGTCATCAATGGCACAACGGTATACTCAACTTCAACTGACAGCCGTATCCAATTGTACAAAGGAACGACTGTTGCATCTGGAACGATAACTATTGCACATAATGCAGATGGTACAAAATCATTCAGTCTGAGCTGTCAGGCGGGTGTTTATACTTATGCAGTAAATGTAACGGCAAGTGGTACACATACGTTAAATACTATTCCAAGAGCCTCGTCAGTAAAAGCATCAAATGTTAACATGGGAAGTGCTGCAACCATTACGTTAAGCAGGGCATCATCTTCCTTTACGCATACCTTAACTTATAAATTTGGAAATGCATCGGGAACGATAGCCTCAAAGACTTCATCGACTTCTGTGTCATGGACTCCGCCTGTTTCACTGGCAAGTCAGATCCCATCAGCTGTTTCAGGTACTTGCACGATTACATGCGATACCTATAGTGGTTCTACAAAGGTTGGTTCTAAAACTTGTACCCATACACTTACAGTTCCATCTTCGGTAAAACCCACTATCGGTAATCTGTCAGTGACCAGAATAAATGGAGATGTGCCTTCATCATGGGGGATATATGTTCAGACAAAATCTAAAGCAACCATCCAAATAACCGGTGCTGCTGGAAGTTATGGATCAAGTGTTAAATCTTACAGCATTAGTGGAGGTGGATATTCAGGAACAGCAGACACGCTTACAACAGGATTCTTGAATACTTCTGGAACTATTACATTTACTGCCACAGTTACAGACTCCAGAGGGCGAGTATCGGATGCGAAAACAACATCCATATCTGTTGTGGCTTATTCTCCGCCATATATAAATTCCGTTGTTTCTCAAAGGGCATTGAGTAATGGCGCGCTAAATGATGAAGGAGCATATATCCGTGGAGTTGTGTCTTTTAGCTATTCATCATGCGGCGAAAAAAATACACTGAGCTGTTCCCAGTTCTACAAGAAAAACTCTGATGCAAATTGGACGAGCGGTGGAGAATCTTTTCATTCAGATATACCTTTCACATTTGGAAACGGCAAGATATCTACAGATAGTACCTACGATGTCAAATATTCATTGACGGATGCCTTCTGTACAATCTCTGCGCAGGATATCGTTTCTACTGCAGCGGTGGTGATGGATTTCAAAAGTGGCGGTAAAGGCGTGGCAATTGGAAAAGTATCTGAAACAGACAGCTGCTTTGAAATAGCCTCCTCTTGGAGTATTAAGAAAAAAGGTTCTGTAGAATCTGATTTTGTCATCTCTCAAGGCACCAGTGGTATTTGGACTTATCGCAAATGGAAAAGCGGAATTGCAGAATGCTGGTGCAGAAAGACCATAACCACCAATGTTACAAATGTCTGGGGCGGTTTATATTCTTCCGGAAGATTGGATGCATTAGATATTTCTTTTCCTTTTGAGTTCAAGTCTGCCCCAGTTGTTACTGCAAATCTGACTGCGAATTGGGCTGGTGCGATTCTGATGGTGCCAGGTGATTGTAAAGATGCATCTACAACATCAACCGGTACCTTTGAAATAGCAAGAGGCTCTGCGATAGCCGGAAAAAGCTATATTGTAAATTTCCATGTTATTGGAATGACTTAATATTGGAATCAGGCATCTCTTCGGAGGTGCTTTTTTCATATCAATTTTTAAAGAAAGAGAGGAATTTACTATGAAGGAATTTTGGAACACAATTCAACTTATTTTTGCCGGTGTTGGTGGCTGGCTTGGTTACTTCTTAGGAGGCTGTGATGGCTTGCTTTATGCACTCATCGCTTTTGTGGTCATTGACTACATCACTGGTGTCATGTGTGCCATCAGCAATCATACGCTTTCCAGTGAAGTGGGTTTCAAAGGCATCTGTAGAAAAGTGCTGATTTTCTTGCTGGTGGGCATTGCAAACATTCTCGATATTCAGGTTATCGGTTCTGGCAGTGCACTTAGAACAGCAGTCATCTTTTTCTACATTTCCAATGAAGGCGTCAGCTTACTTGAAAATGCCGCACATCTGGGACTTCCAATCCCTGAAAAAATCAAAGTTGTATTAGAACAGCTTCACGATCGAAGCACAAAGGAGGAAAACTAACATGGCTTACACAAATTCAAAACTAGTATCTTACACAAAACTCAGTCCAAATCATTCAGGGCATAGAACACATTCCATCGACAGAATCACACCCCACTGCGTGGTGGGTCAGTGTTCTGTGGAAACTTTAGGAAATATCTTTGCACCGACTTCCAGACAAGCAAGCTGCAATTATGGCATCGGACCCGATGGAAGAGTCGGAATGTATGTGGAAGAAAAGAATCGTTCCTGGTGTTCTTCATCTAATGCGAACGATCAGAGAGCAGTGACTATTGAGTGTGCATCCGATACTAAACATCCATATACTATGAACAGCACTGTATACGCAGCTCTTATTAAGCTTTGCGTAGATATCTGTAAACGTAATGGCAAGAAGAAACTTATCTGGCTTGGGGATAAAAATAAGACTCTGAACTACTCACCAAAATCTGATGAGATGGTACTTACGGTTCATAGATGGTTTGCCAATAAGTCCTGTCCGGGAGATTGGCTTTACTCAAGACTTGGTGATCTTGCATCAAAGGTCACTGCACAGCTTGGTGGTTCTTCTTCTGGCGGAACAGCTGCAAGTGGACTATATAGAGTCAGAAAATCCTGGAATGATGCAAAATCACAGAAAGGTGCATTCAAGTCCCTTGATAATGCAAAGAGATGTGCTGCATCAAATCCAGGATACTTTGTCTTTGATGAAAACGGAAGAATCGTAGGCTCTACTACCTCAAGTACCAAAACGGTAGATGAGCTTGCACGAGAAGTTATTCGTGGAAATTGGGGTAATGGAGCTGAAAGAAAAAATCGTCTCACTGCCGCAGGATATGATTACAATGCTGTGCAAAAAAGAGTCAATGAACTTCTAAAATAATATAGGTAACATAGACATGAGCCTGTCTGCATTCTTCGGAGTGTGGACAGGCTCTATTTTTTTTGCAAAATGCGTCCTTTTGATGCCATTCCCAAGGCTACTAGTTAGGAAGAGAAAAACAAGGAAAAAGGAAAAATAAAATAGTTTTCAAAAAACGTCCTTTTGAACCTCTTCCCAAGGCTAACAGTTAGAGAGAAACAAATCTCTCGGAAACGGAGGTGCAGCAATGAAACATAATCTTCACATTAGTGTTTCAGACAAGCCACAACGAAATGGCATGGTCTCTTGTAAAAGCATCAGCATGAGAGAACGATTCCTGCGTATGCTCTTTGGCAGAAAGCAGAAGATCATGATTCTTGTTCCTGGTGATGCAATCGAGGAACTTGCCATCACAAAAATTACGGAAGGAGGTAGACCATGAACAAAGTAACAGAATTACTTGACGCTGTTGGTGGTGTCATCACTTGTGTTCGTAACCTGGCAGATAGTCTTCAGGTGGTAGCAGATATTCTTGCGGATATGAAATCTGTAGAAGTAACTGAATCACAGCCTGTAGAACAGATTCCTGAAAAGACTTCAAAGCCTAAGAAGGAGAAAGCCAAGGTTTACAAACTTGAAGATGTTAGAGGAGTTCTTGCAGAGAAGAGCCAGAACGGACTCACATCAGAAGTTAAGGGTCTGATTGCAAAGTTCGGAGGCAGCAAGTTATCCGACATCGACCCTAGCAACTATGAAGCAATCATCAAAGAGGCGGAGGTGCTTGGAAATGAGTAAACACGCATTCCTCTCACCTTCAAGTTCTCACAGATGGCTCAACTGTACACCAAGTGCAAGTCTTGAGTCAGAGTTTGAAAACAAGACAAGCCAGGCAGCAGAAGAAGGAACAGCTGCTCACGCATGGTGCGAACACAAGCTTAAGAAGGCGCTCCGCATGAGAAGTAAAAGACCTGTATCATCCTATGACAGTGATGAAATGCAGGAACACACAGATGCATATGTGGGCTTCGTCTTGGAACAGCTTGATATTGCAAAACAGAATTGCAAGGACCCATTGGTGCTGATAGAGCAACACGTAGACTTTTCTGAATATGTTCCAGATGGTTATGGTACAGCAGACTGCGTGATTGTTTCAGACGATAAGCTTCACATCATTGATTTCAAGTACGGCATGGGAGTTCTGGTAGATGCAACAGACAATCCACAGATGAAATGCTATGCACTCGGTGCCCTTGCCATCTATGACAGCTTATATGACATCAAGGAAGTATCGATGTCCATCTTCCAGCCTCGCAGAGAGAATGTGAGTACCTGGACAATCCCAGTTGATGAACTGAAGACCTGGGCAAAAGAAGTATTAAAGCCAAAGGCTGAAATGGCTATGAATGGCGAGGGCGAATATTGTCCTGGTGAATGGTGTACCTTCTGCAGGGCAGCAGTCAGATGTAGAGCAAGAGCAGAAGAAAAACTGAAACTAGCACAGGAAGAGTTCAAACTTCCTCCACTTCTTACAGACAGTGAAATCGAAGAGGTATTAACGATTATTCCTGATCTTACAAAGTGGGCAAATGAGATTACGGCTTATGCTACCGAATCGGCAGTAAACCACGGCAAGCAGTGGAACGGATTCAAGGTTGTTGAAGGACGCTCCGTCCGTAAGTACAAGGACGAGATTGAAGTTGCCAAAGCAGCCAAGGAGGCAGGCTATAAGGATATTTACCGAAAGTCGCTCATCACTCTTACAGAGATGCAGAAACTGATGGGTAAGGCAACATTTGAAAAGGTACTGGGTGACCTTATCTACAAACCACCCGGAAAGCCGACTCTTGTACCTAATTCGGATAAGAGAAAGGCAATGAATATATCAGACGCTAAAAACGAATTTAAAATGGAGGATTAACGATTATGGCAAATGTAAGTAAAACAAAGGTTATCACAGGCAAGAACACAAGACTTTCTTATTTCCACGGATGGGACCCAGTATCAATCAATGGCGGTCCTGAAAGATACAGTGTATCAGTTCTTATTCCAAAGGATGATAAGGAAACAGTAAAGGCAATCAATAATGCGGTTGATGCAGCTATTGAGGAAGGCATCGCAAAGTTCGGTGGCAAAAAGCCTAACAAGGCAGCAATCAAGCTTCCTCTTCGTGACGGTGACACAGAGCGTGAGGACGAGGCTTATGCCGGACATTGGTTCATCAATGCCAACAGTAAGACAGCACCACAGATTGTTGATAAGGCTGTAAAGCCTATCCTTGACCGTGATGAAGTGTACAGTGGCTGCTATGCAAGAGTTTCTCTTAACTTCTATGCATTCAATTCCAATGGTAATAAGGGGATTGCCTGTGGTCTTGGTAATATTCAGAAAATCAGAGATGGAGAGTCACTTGGTGGTCGCAGCTCAGCAACTGATGATTTCAGCATTGAGGAAGATGACGATTTCTTATCTTGATCTGAATAGACCTATTAACTTCCTTCAGGCGGTGTGAAACACCATCGTCTGCGACTATTACGAATATACGAGGTAAACGATATGAACGAATTATATGAATTAGCAAAGCAGATTGATGTACTTATCATTTTCTACTTCTTTATGGGTGCTGGTATCTACGGCATTGTAAGTACTATCATGAATGGTATATGGCTTATCAAGGATTCCATTAAGAAGCGTAAGAAAAAGAAGAAATCTGCTGAAGAGAAAACTGAAGAATAAAAGTTTGCAGGCGGTGGAGGAAAATCCTCTGCCGTCTGTTTTACTTTGGAAGGAAGTGAGAATGTGAAATCAATCAGTATAGATATTGAGACCTTTTCGAGTGTGAGTCTGCAGAAATCCGGGGTCTACCGTTATGCAGAAAGCGAAGACTTTGAGATTCTGCTTTTTGGATATTCTGTTGATGGTGGTGAGGTCAAGATTGTAGATCTGGCAATGGGAGAAAAGATGCCAGCCGATATTATTGATGCCTTAACTGATGATGGAGTAATAAAGTGGGCGTTCAATGCACAGTTTGAAAGAGTCTGCTTATCCAGATATCTTCGTGATAATGGTGTATCTCTTAAGGGATATTGTCTTGATCCTGTGTCGTGGCATTGCACTATGGTATGGGCAGCAACTCTTGGACTTCCATTATCTCTTGAAGGAGTAGGAGCCGTTCTGGGACTTGAAAAGCAGAAACTCACAGAAGGCAAGAATCTCATCAAATACTTCTGTGTTCCCTGTTCCCCAACCAAGGTGAACGGTGGCAGAACAAGAAATATGCCATATCACGATTTGGAGAAGTGGACGCAGTTTAAGGCATACAACCTTCGAGATGTTGAAACAGAGATGGGTATCCAACAGAAACTATCCCGTTTTCCGGTAAGCGAAAGTATATGGGATGAGTATCATTTGGATCAGGAAATCAATGACCGTGGAATTGGTGTTGATATGGTTTTTGTTAAGAATGCCATTGCCTTTGATGAGAAGAGCAAGAAGGCACTTACAAAACAGATGCAGGAACTTACCGGTCTTGAAAATCCTAATTCTGTACAGCAGATGAAACACTGGCTTTCTGACAACGGACTTGAAACTGACAGTCTTGGTAAAAAGGTAGTAGCCGAGATGATTAAGGATGCACCGGAGCACTTGGCAGAAGTCTTATCTCTTCGTCAGCAGCTTGCAAAAAGCAGTGTGAAGAAATATACGGCTATGGAGAATGCTGTGTGTAAGGATAGTCGAGCCAGAGGTATGTTTCAGTTCTACGGTGCCAATAGAACAGGAAGGTTCAGTGGCAGACTGATACAGTTGCAGAACCTTCCACAGAACCATATGAGTGACCTCGCACAGGCTCGTTCCCTGGTTCGTAATGGCAATTATGATGCACTTGAATTCTTGTATGAGGATATCCCGGATACCTTATCACAGCTTATAAGAACTGCCTTTGTTCCACAGGGGGACAACAAGTTTATCGTTGCAGACTTTTCTGCCATCGAAGCGAGAGTCCTTGCGTGGCTTGCTGGTGAGAAGTGGCGAATCAAAGTGTTTGAAGAAGGCAAGGATATCTACTGCTCATCGGCATCACAGATGTTTGGAGTGCCTGTTGAAAAGCACGGCATTAATGGCCACCTAAGGCAGAAAGGTAAGATAGCGGAACTCGCACTTGGCTATGGCGGATCTGTAGGAGCATTGAAAGCTATGGGTGCAATCGAGATGGGACTTACCGAGGAAGAACTCCAGCCTCTTGTCTATGCCTGGAGAAATTCAAATCCTGCCATCACAATGCTGTGGTGGGATATTGATAGCTGTGTAAAGGAAACAGTGAAGAAGAGAATCACAACCGAAACTCACGGCATACGATTTATGTACAAGAGCGGCTTTCTTTTTATCGTTCTTCCTTCTGGCAGAAGACTTGCATATGTAAAACCCAAGATGGGTGTGAATCAGTTCGGTGGTGAATCTGTTACCTATGAGGGTGTTGGTGGTACAAAGAAATGGGAAAGGCTCGAAAGCTACGGTCCCAAGTTCTGTGAAAACATCACGCAGGCAATTGCCAGGGATATTCTCATGTATGCAATGCAGACTTTAAGAAACTGTAATATCGTTGCTCATGTTCATGATGAAGTCATCATCGAGTGCAGAAAGGATATGTCCCTTGATGCCGTGTGTGAGCAGATGGGAAGAACTCCACCCTGGGCAAAGGGCCTATTACTTCGTGCTGATGGCTATGAATGTCAGTTTTATAAGAAAGATTAACAGAAAACGTCCTTTTTTACCTCCTGCCAAGGCTACCTGGTAGGAGGTGTTTTTTATGCAGATTACAAAATTAGAAGACGGTGCAGCAGCACCAAAGCATGACACAAAGGTGTTTACCCAGGAAGAACTGCAGAAGGAGTTTGACTTCATTCTCGCTGAAAGGATAGTTCGTAAGATGGCAGAAAAGGGACTTATTTCTGATGATGAATTACACAAAATTTCAGAGAAAAATCGACTTATTTTCTCTCCATATTTAAGCGAGATTTATCAGTAATTGACTTGATATATGTGCGTTTCTACGGGAATATGTCATACGATAAAGCGAGGTGATATAAGTGAAGAATGTAACGAAAATCAATCAGATTGATTTCTCCATTTTTAAGAAGACAAGGGTGGCTGCATACTGCAGAGTTTCAACGGATAGCGATGAACAGGAACTCAGCCTTGATACACAGAAAAATCATTATGAGAGTTACATCAAAGCAAACAGTGAATGGGAATACGCAGGTATTTATTATGATGACGGTGTCAGTGGTACTAAGACTGCAAAGAGAGATGGGTTGTTAAGACTTATGGAAGACTGTGAAAAAGGTCTTATCGATCTTGTTATCACAAAATCTATCAGCAGATTCAGCAGAAACACTACCGATTGCCTGGCACTTGTAAGAAAGCTTTTGAATTATGAAGTCTATGTTATTTTTGAAAAGGAAAATATAAACACAGGCTCTATGGAAAGCGAGCTAATGCTTGCTGTACTGACCAGCATGGCAGAAAGCGAGTCACGTTCCATTTCCGAGAATGAGAAGTGGGGCATCAAGAAAAGATTTCAGAACGGCACTTATGTGATTTCCTATCCGCCTTATGGCTATGCCAATGTTGATGGTGAGATGGTGATTATTCCAGAACAGGCAGAAGTTGTAAAAGAGATTTTTGCAGGATGCCTTGCCGGAAAGAGCACCCACATCATTGCAAAGGAACTGAATGAAAAAGGTGTTCCTACCAAGAAAGGTGCTAAGTGGACAGGTGGTACGATTAACGGCATTCTTACAAATGAGAAGTACATAGGAGATGCACTTTTTCAGAAGACCATTACAGATGCAAATTTCAAGAGAAAAAGAAACTATGGCGAAGAAGAACAGTACTATTGTGAAAACCATCACGAGCCTATCATTGACAAGGATACCTTTGAAAAGGCAAAAGAGTCCATAAGACAGAGAGGACTTGAAAAAGGCAACTGCAGTGAGGATACAGCAAAATATCAGAACAGATATGCCATGTCCGGCAAAATCAAATGCGGCGAGTGCGGAAGATCCTTTAAGAGAAGATATCACTACACTTCACACGGCAGAAGCTACAATGCCTGGTGCTGTGGCGGTCACTTGGAAGACTCGAAATCCTGTTCAATGAAATTTATTCGTGATGATGATTTAAAGAGAGCCTTCCTTACCATGATGAATAAGCTGGTATTTGGAAACGATCTGGTCTTGAAACCGCTCCTTATTTCCATTACAACAAATAATTCTAAAAAGAACGCAAACAGTGTGGAAGATATCGAAAAGGAAATGGAGAGCAATGAAGAACAGAGAAAGCAGCTGAATACGCTGCTGACCAATGGGTATCTCGAAAGACCTGTATTTGCCGAGACTCATAATAAACTGATCATGGAATACGAGCATCTGGAAGCCGAAAGAGATTTATTATTCAGAATGGATGATGCTGGATATACCATGGAGCAGGCTTTAAAAGAATTAGTCGATTTCCTTAACGATGCAAAGCCTTTTACTGAATGGGAAGAATCCCTATTTGAAAGATTTATAGAAAAGGTAAAAGTGCTGTCAAGGGATAAAGTTGAATTCGAATTCAAGTGTGGCTTAAAGCTAAAAGAAAGGATTGATTGAAATGGCACACATACCAGTAGGGTACAAAATAGTTGACGGTTGTGCTGTAGTTGATGAAACGGCTGCAGAACAAATAAGGGCAACCTACAGATACTATTTTGAAGGCAAGTCACTTATTAATGCAGCTAAAGAAGCAGGTTTTAAGATGAACCATGCATCAGTAAAGAGAATGCTTTCTAACAAGAAGTATCTGGGAACAGACTATTACCCACAGATAATTGACGAAGAAACCCAGACAAGATTTCTGGAGGAACTGACACGAAGGGCAGGAAACCTTGGAAGGCTCGACAGAAGATGCAGGGAACACAATAAGACAGTTCCTACAGCATTTCATTTCAAGCCGGCCGATTTAACATTTCCTGATCCATTCGAGCAGGCAGAATACATTTACAGTCTGATAGAAAGTGAGGAATAACCTATGGCAGGAGCAAAGAACATAACAGTTATTCCGGCAAAAAAACGTGTAGGTAATACGGTAACCGCAGAAGATAAGCCAAAGCTAAAGGTCGCAGCGTACTGTAGAGTAAGTACTGACAGCGAAGAACAGGCTACAAGCTACGATGCACAGGTTGAGCATTACACAGAATTCATTAGAAAGAATCCTGAATGGGAATTTGCCGGGATCTATGCTGATGACGGTATCAGCGGAACAAACACCAAGAAGCGAGAAGAGTTCAATCGAATGATTGAAGATACGATGGCAGGCAAGATTGATATGATCATTACAAAGTCAATCAGCCGATTTGCAAGAAACACTCTTGACTGCTTAAAGTATATAAGACAGCTTAAGGAAAAGAACGTACCAGTATTCTTCGAAAAGGAAAACATCAATACAATGGACTCTAAAGGTGAGGTGTTGCTTACGATTATGGCCTCCCTTGCACAGCAGGAATCGGAGTCGCTATCAAAGAATGTTAAGATGGGTATTCAGTTCAGATATCAGAATGGCGAGGTTCAGGTCAATCACAACTGGTTCCTGGGATACACCAAAGATGAGAACGGACACCTCATCATTGATGAAGACCAGGCTGTGGTAGTAAGAAGAATATTCCGAGAGTATCTGCAGGGAGCAAGCCTTAAGAATATAGCAGACGGACTTATGGCAGATGGCATACCTACAGCAACCGGGAACATGAAATGGCGTGGGGACGGCATCAGAAAGATACTTACAAACGAGAAGTACATGGGTGATGCTCTTTTGCAGAAGACCTATACAGTTGATGTTCTTACAAAGAAGAGAGTTGCTAATAATGGAATTGTTCCTCAGTACTATGTTGAAAATAACCATGAAGCAATCATTCCAAGGCAGCTGTTCATGCAGGTTCAGGAAGAACTCTTTCGCAGGGCACACCTTAAAACTGAAAACGGAAAGACCAAGAGAGTCTACAGCAGCAAATATGCATTATCGAGCATCATATACTGTGGTAAATGTGGTGACCTTTTCAGAAGAGTTGCATGGAAGGCCAGGGGTGCGTCTTATAACAAATGGAGATGTGCCAGCCGAATTGAGAAGGGACCGAAAAACGGCTGTGATGCTGAAGCAATCAGTGAATCTGAAATTCAAAAGGCAGTCATGAGAGCCATCAATAAGACTCTTGGAGGAAGAGAAGAATTTTTGGTGCAGCTACAGCATAATATCGAAGATGTGCTGAATGGTGATTCTACGGCAACGCTTGAGTACATAGACCAAAGAATGGCGGAATTGCAGGAAAAGCTTGTGATGTGCGTAAATAAAAATGCCGAGTATGATGTTATAGCAAAGGAAATAGATGCCTTGAGGGAAAAGAAGGCGGCAGTTGTAACAAAGGATGCTGAACAGGAAATGCTCAGAAAACGAATTAATGAAATGCGACATTTTCTTCAAACGCAAACAAGCAGAATCACAGAATATGATGAGCAACTGGTCAGAAGGCTTATTGAAAAAATCACAGTTTATGATGATAAATTAATCTTCGAATTCAAATCTGGCATGACTGTTGAACTCAAAAGATAA